AAAAAAACAATTATTACCTGACAACCTAGTTTTGTTGTGTTATAATTAGTGTTATTGCTGTATGAAGCAAAGAGAAAAGTGTCCTGGACGGGGGTGCGAATCCCCCCACCTCCACCATAAGGATTTAAGTGGATAATAAACTTAAAGAATTGCAGGAAAACTTAGCTAAAGATTTAGTTAAGTGTGAAGCCCGTGAGGGAATAACATTGACTGAAGAAAATTTAGAAAAGATTTCCGATGCTTATTCAAAGGTTTATGATATCATTACTGAGATAAAATCTTTATGATGGGGGTGACCTAGATTCGACAGGGCAAAGAGTAACAGAGTGGACAGCACGACAGCGATAGTCGTAAAAACTAAAAAAAAGTAAACGCAAACGACTCACAGTTCGCATTGGCAGCCTAAACGCTGACTAGGGTTTCGGTAGGTTTCCTCGTAACAGAATAACCTACCATCATTTTATTAAGGAGTTTTATTTTGAAGAAAATCGCAATCGCAAGTTTAATTGCAATCGCTGGTGCTGTACAAGCAGGTGGTTTCGTTTCGTATGGTGTTGACCAAGTTACCGACCGTGTAAGCAACCAACAAAGCATCGCACAATATGTTCGTGCTGGTACCTCATTAGGTGGTTTCAATCTTGGATTACAAAATCGTAATGCACGTACCAATGACAACCAATCCATGTTCAATAGTTTGGAACTTACTGCAGGTAAGACAGTTTTCGGTATCAACCCATTCGTTGGCGTTGGTTTTGATAATGGTGGTGCTGGTGCAAAGCCATATGAATATGGTCTAGTCGGCGCAAACGCTGGAGTTAAAGTTGGTCCTGGTTATGCCATGGCTGGTGCTAAGACCCGTGTAAATTGGGACAGCGCAAATCCAAAACAATCTGTAGTATTTGTTAGCTACGACATGCCAGTTATCAGCAAAGTATCTGTTGGTGTTGGTGTTAGCCAAAGCTATCAAGATATTCAAGACCGAGCAGTCGGACTTACAGTCTCTGTAGGATTCTAATATCGGAGTTTGTTAGTTCTCAATAAAAACTAACACACACTAACACACAGGAGAAAACAATGTCAAACATGACACCTTTTGAGATACGCCTTGACCTATTAAAAATGGCACAAGGAATGCTATCAGATGATTATTATGGTAAGCGTGAGCAAATCAGCAATGATTGGTCCATGCAATGTGAATCCGCAAAAATCAAAGGCGAAACACCGCCAGCACACCCAGGCTTCCCGCCTTATCCCTCAGAGACAGAAATTATAGCCAAAGCACAAGTGCTTAATGGTTTCGTTTCTAATGTTTCTATGGAAACTCCAAAAGTTACCAAGAAATCCAGTTGAGGGTATGCCAGACACACTGGCATTTTACACACAGAAAGGAAACAGATGCGAAGTAAACCTATACTTTTGAGTATACTTTTTTCATCTATAATTTTGTCATTATCACTTATAAATGTTGACACACAAAACATTCTACCAATGAAGTCAACATTCAATGCACTTACTACAGATGCAAAGAAACAGGTAACTTGTCTAGCCGAAAATATTTACTTTGAAGCGGCCCATGAGCCAAACGAAGGAAAGAAAGCGGTAGCATTCGTAACATTCAATAGAGTACAGTCTGGGTATGCCGATGATATATGCGGCGTGGTAAAGCAAAAGACTGGTAACACTTGCCAATTTTCCTGGTATTGTGACAGCACATTTACCAGCAGAGTATTGACAATCAAGCACACTCTATTGTATAATGAGATTTTAGAGTTATCAACAAACTTATTTTTGAATTTTGAAAGAATGACCGATGTAACAAACGGAGCAACTTATTATCATGCTGATTATGTAAATCCAGGTTGGACAAAACTAAAAAAGGAGAAACAAATTGGCAGGCATATTTTCTACAAAAGCAAAGGTGACAAAATTGACAGAAACAAAGGAATTATCTAAAATGAACAAAGACTTGATTACGATATTTGTGTCCATGACTATAGTTCTATGCACTCTTATAGTCTCAATGGGATTTTATAGTATAAACGATAGAAACAACATGGCAAAAAACATTGAAGCGGCTATCGCCAAAGGCGTTGATCCAGTTTCTGTTAAGTGTGCATATGAAACAAACATAAATGCAATTTGTATAACCTACGCAGCCACGACTAAAAAATAATGAGTGAAGTAGATAGAATTTTTAGAGAATTGAGGTCTTTCGCATCTACTATAGGTGAAGCACCTCCAGTGAGATATCGTAAATCAAAAGGAAAACGGAGAAAACGTAGTTTGAAAGCATGGACTTATGACGCAATGGATATGAATATGAATGAAATGAAAACTGGTATTAACGATAAATTTTTTGTTGGCGCATCAGATTACGCTGACTGGTTGCACTTGCAATTACTTGATTCGCGGACAGAAAAGAAAATGTCCACTTTCAATTCTGATTTGAAGATGCACGGCAATCGTAAAAAGTGGCAAGACTTTATTGATGAAGAATTTGATGGCGACTACATCATTCAATATACAGATTCTTCTGGACTTATTGTTACAGAAGGTTTGAATTTCATTCGTTATGATGTGAATTCCAATTCTGTCTCAACGCATACATATGGAGATAAAATTTTTATTGAAAATGTTGAAGATATTTTTCTAAAGCATTTTGATGAAGTTACCTCATACATTGAATGGGTGTATGGAGCAAATGGCGATAGCGTGAATGTTCCTCTGAATGCCGAGCGTTTGCCTGTTGATGAAATGTATCCGTTCCTCAAAGAACCATTGACCGACTACTATGACCGTTATCTGGAATCTAATGCAAACATTCTTTTGCTGATTGGACCACCAGGCACTGGGAAGACTACTTTCATTCGTGGTCTTCTTGCACACAGTAACTCGTCTGCTATTGTGACATATGATGCCGCAATTCTGGAGAAAGATTATCTGTTTGCACGTTTCATTGAAGATGAAACTGGTGTGATGGTGCTTGAAGATTCTGATAACTTCCTGAAAGCACGTAGCGATGGTAATACCATGATGCATCGTTTTCTGAACGTTGGTGATGGTCTTGTTACAACAAAAGGTAAGAAGTTGATTTTCTCAACTAACTTGCCAAGCATTCGTGACATTGATCCTGCGTTGATTCGCCCCGGTCGTTGTTTTGACATTGTTTCTTTTGATACATTGAAACAAAAAGAAGCCGAAGCACTGGCTAAGAAAATCGGTGTTAAGTTGGATGGTAAGCGTGATAGCTGGACTATCGCAGAAGTGTTCAACAAACAAATTGAACAAAGTACCAACAAAACAGTTGGTAGCAAAATGGGTTTCGTTTAAGGAGTATATTATGGCAGTAAAACAATTTAGTATTAATCAAATCTCTAGTGAGGCTGACCGCAAGAAATTGCTTGATGCTATGAAAGAGTGTTCCAATTCTATGATTCGCATGGAAGGCGAAAAAGACTTTATCAAGGAAGCAATCAAAGAAATTTGTGATGACTTGAAGTTGCCTAAGAATATTGTGAACCGTCTAGTTAAAGTTTACCACAAACAAAACTATGATGAAGAAGTTGCTGTGCATGAACAATTTGAACAGTTGTATGAAACGATTGTAAAATAATGCCAACAAAAGATGAAATGTACAAGTTCCAGGAAGAGATTGAAAAACTCGTAGCTGGAACAGACTACAACTACATGGAAGCAATCATTGAGTATTGTAATCAGACTGGTATGGAAATTGAATTAGCCTCCAGTCTGGTAAACAAAGACTTGAAGGCAAAGATTGAAATTGATGCACAAGAACTCAATATGTTACCAAAAACACGTAGACTTCCTATTTAATTTGTGATATAATTATAGCATGACTGGTTATGAAGCATTTACTCTCTATCACGTACTAAAACTGCATTTCACCTCGGGCTATGACTTTTTTAAGTACAACGGTAAAACAAATATCACCATAGAAACATTTGAGAGAAGAAAAGACAAGTACCATTTCTACAAGTTATCCCGCAAGTTTAACAACCGTAGAAATGATTACATGGATTTTGTTATCTCAAATTTTCTACACAATGATAATTGTTGGGCAGGCACTTTGCTTGAAGATGGTTCAGATGAAGTTAATATAAAAAGACTTGCAATCATTCAAGCATTGAGTTACAATTTTCAAAATGATTGTTCGGTGATTGGTGAGAGTGGAAACATAAACGATTTATTAAAAACTGATGGTGAGTATCCAGAGTTATTGACGATGACTTTACAAAAAGTTATTCAGACTGAAACTATATGCATACTTAATTCAATGATGAATTTTCTTCCCATGTGGCAAAGAAAAATCTCAGATGACATTCGCTGGCCATTACTGTATCAAAAGTGGACAAAATATTCTCCGTTTTTGAGTTTTGATAAAGCAAAGTTTCGTGAAATAGCATTGAAAGAATTGAAATGATTGAAAAGATTTATTTGGATATGGATGGTGTTCTCTGTAACTTTGAGCGCCGATACTTTGAGTTATACAAAGAACTACCAGGTTCAATGCGTGACCGAAAAGATTTTAATGTTCACTGGCACGACTTTATAGCGACAAAGCAATTTGAAACGCTAGACTGGTATCCTGGTGGTAAAGAATTGGTAATGTTTTGCTTTGAGGCAAACGTATCAATTGAGTTGTTGACTTCTTCTGGTGGTAACAAATACCATGATGAGGTTGCACGACAAAAACGTGTTTGGTTAGATAACAATGGTCTTGAAAAACTGAAGGCGAACGTTGTTCCCGGTCGTAAGCACAAGGCTGAGTATGCTACACCAAACACAATTCTTATTGATGATACACAAGATATTATTCAGTCCTTTAATGCGGCTGGTGGTATTGGTATTCTTCATAAAGAAATTGGTAATACTTTAATGATGCTTGAAAAGCTACTTGAAGTTGAACTAAATACATGATACAATGAATCATGTGGATAATTTTATACAACGCATACAATTTATACAAAGGAAAATACTATGTCTTTCGCTAATCTAAAACGCAACCGCGACAGCCTTGATAAACTCACTAAGGCTATTGAGACCACCACACAAACTGCTGAGGCTGGCTCAAAAGATGACACCCGATTCTGGCAACCAACTGTGGATAAATCTGGTAACGGCATGGCTGTTATTCGTTTTCTACCAGCACCGTCTATTGATGGTGATGATGGTCTTCCTTGGGTTCGCCGTTTTGACCACGGCTTCCAAGGACCAGGTGGTTGGTTCATTGATAACTGTTTGACTACAGTTGGTGATAAGTGTCCCGTTTGTGAACATAACTCTACATTGTGGAATTCTGGTGTTGAAGCAAACAAAGAAATTGTTCGTAAACAAAAGCGCCGCTTGAGTTACGTTGCAAACATCTATGTTATTTCTGACCCAAGCAATCCTGAAAATGAAGGTACTGTTCGCTTATATAAATTCGGAAAGAAAATCTTTGATAAGATTTCCGAAGTGATGAATCCTGAGTTTCCTGATGAAACACCTTTGAACCCATTTGACTTGTGGGAAGGTGCTAACTTCAAATTGAAGATTCGTAATGTTGAGGGATATCGCAACTATGACAAATCAGAATTTGCTGATAAGTCTGCATTGCTTGATGGTGATGATGATAAATTGGAAGCAATTTACACCAAAGAACATTCTTTGAAAGATTTTACGGACAAGAAACATTTCAAACCATATGAACAACTTAAGGCTCGCCTTGATAAGGTTCTTGGTTTTGAAGGTGACGCTGTTCCTAATATTCGTGCAGAAGATGTTGAATTGCCAACACCAGTCGCAAGGGCAAAAGCACCTGTTGCTGATACTGTAGATGATGACTTGGATTACTTCAAGTCTTTAGCTGAACAATAAACTAAAGCTCCTTCTCTCAGAACTTAGTTTGCCCCGCCTAGTGCGGGGTTTTTCATGCGTATGCGTTTGTAACAAACAATTCAGCGGCATCTTTATTCCAAGATGCCGCCACTACGGTACCACCAGATGATGTGTTTGTTGTATTGTTGTTATTAATTACTGTTGATCCACTTGAACCGTTGTTCATTGCTAAGGATCTAACACCATCATTCATTTGTGTAGACAGTGATGCAATTTCAATTCCCTTGGCTCTTTTAATTGCATTTTCTAAATTTGTACCATAATTTTCAAAGGCTTCAATAGAGTTTCCAGCCGAGCCTGGATCTACCCATTTTTTAAGACCTTCCAATAATGTTGCGTCTTTATAGTATTTACCATTTTCCCATAACCATCTCTGTGCGGCTTGTCCTTGCGCCATAGTTGGAAATTTTGCAAAAGTTCTGCCATTAACAGTATCACCAGCTTCTGCTCCAAATTGCTTTTGCCATTCAGGATTCCAAACCATTGCTCCAGGATTATTAAGTCTATTAGGAATAGTTCCAGTTTTATTAACGCCCTCAGCATTTGCTTGTGCCGTTAAAAATGCTTGTTTTTGTTCTTCGGATAAATTTGAAAATTTGTAACGACTTAAAGCACCAGCATCAATTTTTGTTGGTGTATTTTTATTTGCTGGTGACATAGGACTATAACCTCCGCCATACTGACCACCAGGAAGAGATGCTTTTCCTTCTTCAATATATTTGTTAAATTTATTTCCTATCTGAGGATTAATCAATTCTTCCCATTCTTTATTTTTTCTTTGTGAGATGCTTTTTAAATTTTGAAGATTATCATACATTTGCAAAATGGATTTTTGATTACTACTTAAATTTTGTTCAAATAAACCACCCTTTGCTCTTTGTTCTAAAGCTCCCTGCAATGAGACTGATCGTTCTTTTTCAAAATCTTTTATCTCTTTTTCTTTTTCTGATATTAATCCTGGAAGTTCATCCCTTGAAGGCTCTCCTGTAGCATATCCAAAAAGCCCTGCGAGTCCTGCGGCACCTAATGAAACTAAAGCCCCCGCCCCAGTTCTTCCTCCAATTCCAATCGCTAGTCCTCCAGCGATGGCGGCAAATATTTTTCCTTTGTTAGCTTGAAAAAGTTCGTTTATTAAAAAACCAAATATTTTTCCTGTATTTGATACGCTGTCCGCAAGAGTTTGATATGCCGCTTTAACATATACTGTGGTAACATCAGTTATTGTAGCGATAGATTTTCCCAAATTATCAAGAGTTGGACCAAATTTATTTGTTATCCATTTTAATGAATCACTAAATTTCGTTGTTTCAAATACCTCATCTAATTTTTTTGTTATTTGTTTAAGAAAAGAATCTTCCGAATTTGGATCATATCCTATGATAGAATAAAATTTATTTTTAATTTCATCTCCCAAAGTAGAAAAATCAACATTTTCGGAAACTTGTTTAATTAAATACGCAACACCCGCCAGAGCAATCGCGGCTAGAATAAAACCTCCTGGCACTCCACTCATTACAGTGCCAATAACTCCCAAAATTCCTCCGCCAACTTTTCCAACTACGCCCAATAAGCCACCAATAATACCTCCGACTAATCCAGCTCCACCAGATATTACACTACCAATACCGGAAAAAATTCCTCCAATACCTGCGCCAATACTTGAAAGTATTCCTCCGCCGCTACTTTCTTGTGTGGTTTTATTAGCATTTGTTGGAGACTTCTTTTTGTCTGATAATAATGAATTTCTTTTATCTGCACCCATCCACAAAGCATCTGCACCTCTTGATGATTTACCTGTCATTTTTTTGGTCATGGATGCTATGTTCTGTCTAGTGATGTTCATATCTCTAGCCATAGAATTCATATTCATGGTATTTTTAGCCACAACTTTTAATAGGCTCTCCTGTCTTTCCATTGATATACCCAGCGCATTTACGGCTGCACTTTGTTGTGGTGAATCTGAACTTAATTTTGGTGCACCACCTAACGCAGAAAAACCTTTGCCGAATATTTTTTGACCTGTAGCTGATACGATTCCACTTCCACCAAACAAAACATTCCTAATATCCATTCTCTCTTTTCTTTGCTTCAAAGCCGCTGAACCAAGAGAACTCAAAATTCCTTTTGATTTCAATTCTTGTTTGTATATTTGGGAGAATTTAGTTGCCATTTATTTTCTTCTTGCTAAATTTTGTTGTTTAATCTTCTCGTTTTCTTCCTCAATGTGACGGAGAAGCATAGTAACATATACATTTCTTTCCCACGGCAACATATCATTCAAATCTTGTAAGGAGTATTTGTGATGTTGCATTAGTGCGAAATTAGTTTGGTAATGGTTACTTAAAATATCATAACGAAAGGTTACCCGAAAAAACTTTGGATTCCTTCAAGCATTAATTCTTCTTCATAAGCACATTTCTGACAGGTAAACTTAATTTGTTTCTTTAATTTTGGAATGTTCTCAAAAAATTCTTGGATTTTTCCAAACTGTTCCCTTGTTAAACTATCAATAAAATCTACCAATTCTTCTTCTGGTGTATCTTTAGCATAGTACATTGATTCGTTATCATAAATGAAATCAATAGAACTGATAATTGTTTTTGAAATTAACTCAGTTGATGTTATGTCTTTTATTTTACTAATATCTTCAATATTCTTAAAGTTGGGATATTTTAATGCGACACCTAGATTTGATGTTAGTTGAATTTTATTGTTTATATCACCAATTACAGGTTCAACTTCTAATGCATTAAAACTCAACTTTACCAAAGCGTTACATTTCTTTTCTTCTTCTCCAGCACCACTAATTGTATTATTACATTTGTATTGTAAGTCAACAATTTCACCAACGGATCTGGCTCTCAGATGCATGAAGAAATATTCAAAGTCTAGAATAGGCAAGTCTTCAACATCAATATCTGAAACGCAACAATTATTAATAATTTGCTTGATAGCTAACAATATCGCATCTTGGTCTTCTGATTCCGCAGCCATCAAAAGAATCTTTTCTTCTTTAACTAAGAACGGTCTAAACTTTACTTTCTTTTTTAACAATGGTAAAGTAATTTCATATAAAGGCACATCAATTTTAGGTAACATATAATCTCCAAATAATTAAAATATTCTTCTCACAGCGTCAGCCGTTCCTCTAATTTGTGTTTGTAGGATTTGAGAAACTGGTACTCCAGCAACGGAAGAACCAAGAAGTGCGGCTGCGGCGGCACCAAGGTCATAATCTCCTTCATAAATTGTTTTGAATTTCTGATATGAAAATCTAACAGTCAATCTATGGAAGCCATCATCTGACCAAGAAAGAGTTTGTGCTCCTATTCCAATAGGAAAAGCATCAATCAATTCTACTGCGTAAATCTGTTTAATAAAATCATCATACTGAACAATCTTAATATTTGTCATGTATGATGTTTCACGACCTTTGGGAAATCTAGCATTGTTTGTGTCGTTAGGAACAATTGCTTCCAACCAGCGGTCAAATAATTTTCTTTCATAGAATTCATTTGTACAAACCCATGTCAATGCTATTTCATCATATTGTGTCGTATATGGCACCTTGAATCCTGGTCCATATATTGATACATCAGCAGTTTGTAAAGTTTTGCCTGGCAATTCAGCACCCTCACATTGAAGGGCTAGATATCTGGAAATAGATGAATTGTATGATTTTGTTTGCTCACCGCCAAGTACTCTTGCGGTAACATCGGAGAAAACAGAATTTGGTAAATTAAGAATTTGCTCAAGTAAACCATTCTCAACAAACTTGCTAATATATTGTGGTATCGGTAATATAACTTGGAAACGACTTGGACGAGCCAAACCTTCCTTAGCTTTTATGTTTGCTAAAAATAATTGGGGTAAAAATGACATTAGAATTTTTTCCTAGAATCGGCCCAGACTTTGTGTTTTGTTGCCTTTTCAAATTGTTCAACCGGTAATAGGGCGGCAATGTCCCATTCATCAGCTGGAATTTCAACAAATCTAGATTGCACATGAGAACCTAGATATCGCTTAATGCAAGGTGTTGCTTCATACGCCTTTGAGAATGCCGCCAGCATTTGATAATTCAATCTTAGCTTGGTTTGTGCATCAAAGCGATTATCGGTGGCATGTTCGCTCAATTTATCCAAAAGAATGATACGTTGCTTTGGGTGAATGTAATGTAAATTCAGCCCTAGAAAACCGTCTGGGTATAGTTGTATTGGTAGAACCAATGGGAACTTGTCGTAATATGGCAACTTATCCTTCGTTTTCGGATCATAATAAAAATAGTACATGTGACCGATAAAATGTGAGGTTGTCTGTCTCTCACGGTCCTGCATTAATTTTTGAGGCGTTGGTTTTAAATCACCAACTTTGGAACGCAACCAATCACGGGCTTGTCTACTACGAGCCGTATAACCAGTCTTTTGCAACTGCTGATTGATTCTGTCCATTAAGTAAGCCATAAATGTATTTATTACAGATTAAATGCCTAAATCTTTTTCCGTAACTATTTTGAATTGCCAGCCATGTGCGTGACAGAATTCATCGGCTGCTTTCCATTTCATCTGGTTAACAACGTATGTAATGGATTCTTTTATAAACTGCTTTGTCTTACGCTTTTGTGTTGGTTTTTTGGTCTGGGCTTCTGGTTTGACCTCAACTACATAAGTCATAATGGTATCATCTTTTCGTTTGACTTTGATAATGAAATCTGGAAAATAGCGGTGCATTCTTTGGTCAACTGGACTGTAGTATGGAATAGCCAATTCTTCCGATGACCACCAAATGATGTTCGGATTATCGTCAAACCACTTCATACAACGCAATTCCCAAGATGACCTATAGATTATGTTATCTGGATTGCCGTTATATTTTTGGGGGTTTTGTGGGGTAAACTTACCTTTGTAAGAATTAGTTCCATAAGACATATAAATATGTAGTAAAACTACAGGATCAACATGGCACTTTTTACCCTATCTGACATAACTTATAAAGCACAAGAAGC